CCAACACGATTAGAAGAAACTAAACTCATTCCTAATTTTAGTGCTAACATATTTTATGTAGTTATTCCTTCGTGATAGCCTACTCCAACTCCACTCGTTAAAGTAATTGCAGTTACGTTCATAAACAAAGTAGTTCCTGCTGGTAAAGTCGTTTGTAAAGCTGCTTCTCCTGTTGCATCTGCTACCGCTATTGAAGCTACTACACTTTCAACAGGAAAGAAAACACAATACCAATCTTTGCTTGTTTGTGCTGCTGTTGTGAAGATTTCGGTGCTACCATTTTTCCCTAATTGCTCAACTAAGAGCTGTTGTACATTTTCTATTGCCATTTTTTTTATTTTTTATCCTGTATATATATAATTTGTTTGTTCTATGTTTGCTGTTATGTTTGCCTGATTACCTTCCGTATCTCCTGAAACTGTTACTGTAGGGTTTTCTGTATATCCACTACCTGCATTTGTTATATGAACTTCATTAACAACCCCATCTTCTACTGTACAGGTTGCTGTTGCTTGTGTTATGCAATCTCCTGTTATTGTTATTGTAGGTGCGCTCTCATAGTCTGTTCCACCATAGGCAATAGTTAAGCTCTGAACACTTTTTGCATTTTGAATATAACTTACCTCTTCTGTTCCTGCTTTTTCAGCTACATACATCTTACCTTTAGTTACAAGTCCTTGTACTATTCCTTTCTCATTATGAACAGGTTTTAATACATCATTTTCAGTTACAGGTGCTTTCCCTGCTACTAAAGAAAAAGACTCTGCGTTTTGCCAAGTTACTTCATACACTTCGTACTTCCAATATCCTGCAGGGGAAAGATTAACTAGCCCTTCAAGCACCTCAGATGATGCATTATAGGTAAAAGCAAACTTTGTATATCTAGGGTTAATTACTTCAGCAACAGGATAACTGTAAACAACTGAGCCGTCCATATCATTAGTAAACTTAAATAAGTGCCTTATTACATCATTAACTCTACGATAGGGGATGCTATAATCAATCCTATTATCTTCAGTTTGAAGAAAAGTAGTAAAGTTAGTTTCAGTAGTTGCTTGTATCATATATTATATAATAGAAAAAGTCCTTTTTTATTTGCCTTTAAAAGAAAAGAGGGCTAAAAAGCCCCCTAATCAAGAATATATGAAAAACTACTAATAAGATTTATGAAGTTGTTATTGATACACCCGTAAATGCTGCATTGTCAAACGGGTTAGTCGTGTAATCTGCCACCATTGGAAATGGGTCAGTTTCCATTCCATCAAATGTCAGAGTATAACCATTTTTATCCCCCCAAGCAGCACCAGTATCAATAGTACCTGCATTCAATTCCATACCATTAACCCTTCCAAGACAGATAATAACATCGTGTCCGTTTGCTAGTTGTTGATTTAATTGTGCAAAGATAACCACTTTTGTAGCCCCTAAGAGTTTAATTTGATTCTGATCTTCTTTAGTCAGTCTATTAAATAATACCTGAGCCGTTGGAGTATAATAAATCGTTCCGTTATCTCTAGAACCGACAATAGTATCAGTAACTGAAGCAACTCCTAAAGGCATAGAATATCGGTAAAGACCTCCTGTGTCCATTTCAATATCAGTAACTTCTCCTGATGTTACTGCTATTCCTGTTCCATCTATCGGGGAAGTAAATTGGTCATAGACGCCAAAATACATAAATTTGACTCCTCCTGATATTCTATTGCAATCAAGTCCTCTCCCTTTTGTTAATGCCGTACAAGCCATATTGTTTTATTTTTTAAAGGTTAAAAAGTAGGGAGCTTTTACACTCCCTTCTTTGTGTTATTACGATTGTCTTACAATATCAGCTCCAACTCCTGTTTGAACTCCTGCTGAATATCTTGCTACTAAACGCATATTGTCTGAACCATCTAAAGCAGACATATCCATCAAAGTAATTCTAGTTGCATCTGATAATAAGTCAGTACCAAAGAACAAGTTAGATTTTTGAGCTATTACTAACTCATTTTCTGCCATTCCGTTGCATACGGCTAATTTATAGCCTTCAAACATTGGTTGGTAATCTCCATTCATATTGTAAGCATTAACATATCCTAAAGTAGATACTGCTGAAATGTAGTATTGGTAAGTTCTTTGACTCATATAGATATGTAAATCCTCTTTACCTAAAGTTGTTGTAGGTATAGAAGCTACTGCTCCTTGAAGCTCTGATATAATTGTAGCTGCTGTATAAGCTCCTGCTGCTGCATCTTGTACAACTGTTCCATCAACTCCCGGTAAAAGTAAACCTGTTACTGCTCCTATGAAGCCATTGAATTTTCCTGCTACTGCTGTTCCACTCCAAATAGAGTTTTCAGTTGCTTCTGCTATAATCTCACCCATATAAGAGATAACATAGTCATCAAAAGATGCAGGTGGTGGTGCTCCTGCTCCTGCTCTCATTTGTAACGCTTCCCAAGAATCTAACAGAGTAGATTTGCAAAGGTCTAAGTTGATTTGTAAGTTTTTAGGTTCTAATACTTTTTCAGTAAGTGCTAATGTACCTGCCCCTGTAAAGTCGCAAGTTGCATCTGCAACTACTCCTGAACCTGCCATACGTTGTATGTTAGATTTGAACTTAATATTTTCTATTGAAGTTAAGTAGTCTAACGAGTTTGATGCTTTTAAAGCCGCTGCAATATAGAATCCTGCTGCTTTTCCTGCATAGTTTGATGTTGTAGTAAACGCCATTTTTAATTATTTTTTTTATTAATTATTTTAATTGTATAGATCG